TTCATATAAACTGAACAAATTGTCGTGGATAAAGCCTGACCAAATCCAAAAATGGAATAAACATTGTTTCCACCTGTTCTCCAGTAGTAACGCTGACAAGCNGCTAACTCCCCTTGGAGTGTTCCACCTGCCCGGCTAAAACCAGTAGGAACGGAACCCACTTCTAACTGCATACCGCTAAAGAAAATTGACACTCCGCTAGCAAGCGAAGCAGTGTAGTAATTAACCCAAACTGTTCGCGCGGTTGAAGGAACCGCTACAGTTAAAGGTGTTGCTGCACTCATTGTTGTCGTTGCAGTAAAGGAACCTGAGCCAATACTTGTAAATGAACTAGTAGGAGCAACATTGTCTGAGGTCGAATAACCAATTTGATAGTAAACCAAAGTGCTGGTACTTGCTGCAAGATTGTGTGAAAGAGTTACCGTTTTTCCTGCAAGGGCAACAGAGTTAGCAGTCTCAATAGATTGATAAATAGCAACCGCTGTTGTAGTTGAAGTTGTAACTTTCATAGAATACTGGCAGCCAGCGGCTACCTTTGTTGTATCTTGTGAAGCGGTTGATGTTGCTGAATACCATCTGTCGGCTACATAACCCGCACCAAGTCCACTCGTACCACGCTGCCAAATGTCGAAACCGCCATTGATTAGAAAATTGCGACCCGCTGCGGTTGAACCTTGATAGCGCAAGCCTGTTGATGTGGAAGAGTCGGCTACGAGTGTTTGGCCGTCAGTACCTACCGCTAGGTTAGTAACTGTAGAAGCAGCAGTACCTGCAATCAGGTCACCCTTTGCGGTGACAGTTGACTTGGGGACAGATGCTGATACCGAGGCAGCAGCGGAGGTAGCACTTGTTGCAGCTGATGAAGCTGACGTAGCAGCCGAACTAGCCGACGTGGCAGCGGCTGTTGCCGAAGCAGCAGCGGAGGTAGCTGACGTAGCGGCTGCGGTCTGGCTAGCAGCTGCTGAAGTAGCAGATGTAGCAGCAGCAGTTTGACTAGTAAGAGCAGATGAAGCTGACGTAGCAGCAGAGCTGGCTGATGTAGCGGCACTAGATGCCGAAGTTGCTGCAGCCGTCTGTGAGGTAGCAGCAGAAGCGGCTGAGGTTGCAGCAGCAGTCTGGCTTGTAAGGGCGCTAGAAGCGCTTGTAGAGGCGCTGGAGGCGCTTGTAGCGGCAGCTGTAGCACTGTTGGCTGCAGACGTTGCTGAGGTAGCAGCAGCAGCTACGCTTCCTGTGATTGAGGATGCCGATGCTGCAGCACTTGAAGCACTGGTAGCAGCAGAGGCAGCTGATGTGGCTGCAGCAGAAGTAGATGCAGCAGCAGAAGCAGCGGATGTAGCAGCCGATGCAGCAGAAGTAGCGGCGCTGTTTGCTGATGTAGTAATAGTAGCCACTGAGTTAGCTGCCGTAGTTGCACTAGAGGCAGCAGCCGTAGCTGAGTTAGCAGCTGAGGTAGCCGATGTCTGTACCGATGTAAGATAGGTAGATGCACTGGTAGCACTGGTGGCAGCAGCAGTAGCAGAAGCTGCTGCGCTAGTAGCAGATGTAGCAGCAGCAGTTGCTGAAGCAGCAGCGCTTGTGGCGCTAGTTGCTGCAGAAGATGCTGATGTCGCTGCGCTGGCTGCTGAGGTAGAAGCTGCTGTAGCTGAACCTAGGATGCTATCGACATAGCTCTTAGGTGTAGCAGATGAGGTGGACATACCTGTGCTAGATAGACCAGTGATGACTGGAGTACCATTGATGGTAGGGCTAGTCAGTGTCTTGTTAGTCAGCGTTGTGGCTGAGTCAAGTAGGTCTACTGTACCTGATGTGTTAGGCAGGGTAATGGTACGGTTAGCCGTTGGGTCAATAACACTAAGGGTAGTTGTGTAAGCGTCAACTGTTGTACCTTGAAACACAATGCCAGCATCGTTTTCTGTGGTAGCAGTAAGCGTAGGAGCAATCAATGTCTTGTTGTAGAGAGTCTGAGCGTCTTGTGTACCAACTACCGATGAGGTAGATGCTAGCCCATGTACTCCATTACTTGCTTCCTGGTGAGTGTTGGCTTCACGTAGGTCACGACCAATAATCATGTGACGTACTACTGCACCAGCTGAGTGGTCTTGCGCTGATGAACCGTCTTGTCCGCGCACAACTGTTAAATTGTTTCCAGCTACTGGGTTGGTAGTAGGAGAATAAATATCTACTACTTCTTCAAGCGACGTATCTGGGTCAATAACAATAGTCATTGTCTGACCAGTTGATACTGTTGCACCACCAAGAAGGGTGGTGGCAGACACGACTGGAAGCGTCAGGGCACCAGAAGTAACTGAGCCAGTGAGTGTGGTCTGTTGGGACCGGGATGTATACTTACGTGTTGTCATCTATCTGCCTTAGCGTGAGTAGTGGACGCGGACTGGGTATTGAAGCTTTTGCTTGAGCGACTCTTCTTCAAGACGCTGTAAATACATTTGTTGTAGTTGCTTGGTGACGTTAACACCTGAGCCGTATGGACGCTTGGTATCGTATTCATCCGCTGCTGCTGATGTGATGGAGATACGAGCTGGGTCAATGAATGCAGATAAGCGATAAGTAGCACCGTAGATAATTACATCACGCATGCTTGAAGGCAGCCCGGATACTGTCTCGAAGTTATCTGTTTCATTAGCCAGTTGTGTAGGCATCTTTGCGTACACACAGTGAACCGTACGGCCTGGCAGGATGTTGTCATAAAGTGAAACGGTACGAGCATTGGTTGTATCTGTACTGTCTGGTGTCCAGGCTGTCTGGTCAGCAATTGGGTCCCAGCGCCATTGGCGAACTGGTAGCCATTCCTTCGTAGGTCCGACTGTCTGCCATGCCATTGAAAGAACTTGAATAGCTTCTGATGGAAGCTGGTAGGTAGTACGTGAAGCAAGGAAGGTAATGTCCTTAGCACCTGTAGCAAATACCTTTGGGTATACTGCATTAAGTGTATCGTTGATAGCACGTGCTACTGCTACCCGTGGGTAGGTAGGAGTGATGGTTACCTTGACATTAGCTGCATGTGATGCTGCTACTGTGCTGTTGTATCCACGACCGAATGGAGCAACGGTAATAGTGTTAGCTTGACGGTCATAGCTGTCAANCCACATCATCTCGCTGTCAATCTCAATGATGCCCTTACCAATGTTGTCGGTTGAACCAACATAAAGAATTAAATCCCCAGAGGTACAAGCCTGAGTCAGATACGTTGCACGGTCTTGACGATAGGTAAAACCTTGAATGTTGAGCTGTACATCGTCAATTAAATTTTTAAATGTAGTTGCCATCTTAGCTCGCAATCAATCGAAGGGCTGTTACTGCTTCAAGAAAATTACGCGGTTGCATCTCATCGCCAGACGGGTCAGGCTCTCCGCCTTCTTTCATGGTTTCAAGAATATAATTCACAACTGCATTAAGACCCTTAAAGTCGTATGAGTCAGGAACGTTTGCATATTTGTTTAATGCTTTAATAATGCCAGTTCCATTTACAGTGCCAGTCCACTTATTAACAGCACCTTGAAAATCAAGGTATGCAGTCTTGGCTGGGTACTCGCCACCATTAGCAAGACGGTTCCATTCATCAAGTTCAGTTGAACCTGGGCGACCATACATTGTATAGTCTTCGTTAAACGAACTAGTTGCTGTATAAACTGTACGCTTAAATGTTCCGTATGTAGTCATTACCACTTCACCTTATCTGCCCAGTATGCGGCGCTCATCTTTCCTTTGGCAATGTTTGCAGCATGACGAGCTTTGAAAGAAGCTTGTCGTGCTGTTGGCTTATGGTCTCCAGTCACGCCTTGCTGACCAAAGCGAATAGTCTTCACTTGGTCACCAGATTTAGCCACAACAACGTGTGACTTGGTTGGGTGGTTAGGTGTACGCTTAGGCTTGTTGAAACCTGATACGCCTGCACGCTTAAGGCGTGGGTCTGGAGATGTCATAATTATTTTCCTTTAACCTTCTTAAGGTTTGGGTTTGCTTTCTTTGCTGCAGGTGATGCCTTGCGAGCACCAGCTGCAAGGATAGCTCCGGCCTTCTCAGATGAGATGCCTTGCTTCTTTGCAATTTGCTTTTGAGCGGCTTTGAAGCCCATGCCCTTAGCCATTACTTGCCGTACCCTGACTTCGCATGAGCAGCAGCAATAGCTGTTGTCTGACGAGCTGTGTCAGCTTTGACACCAGCAGGGGTAATTGACTTCTTAAACGCTGAGATAGCGTTCTCGCCTGTCATAGCTTTTTGGCTTGCAGTAGACTTCCGTACCGCTGGCGATGGAATGCCTGGGGTTGGAATTCTGTTAGGCATTACTTAGCACGACCAGCTTCTGGTTGTACGTAGATACCTTGGATTACTTCTGATGGTCCCATGCCTGTTACGCCTGTGCGTGGGTCTGACATAGGAGCTTGTGCTGGAGCAACTCCACCGAAGAAGTCGCNTTTGTTTACTGATGAGACATCTGTAGCTGCGCTACGTGTCTTTGGTGATAGCATATCTGCCATGATTATTTTCCTTTTCCATATGGGGTTGGTACGTCAAAGCCGTTGATGATTGAGGCATCTTGGCCTGGCGCAACTCTGACTGGTGCTGAGATAGTTACTGGCTTGTCGCCGCATCCACATTCTGTGCACATGTTGTTAGCCTTTCTTCATAACGCGCTTTGCAAGCGCCTTGTCCATTTTTAAATCTGCTTTAGGAGATGGCTTCTTAGAGTCCATCTTCTTATCTGCTTTCTTGAAGGCAGCCTTTTGACCAGGCTTCATCCCCTTCATAAGCTTTGCATCTTGCTTAGCATCTGACATTGCCATTTAGACTGCTCCAATTTCTTTCATGACCTCAACGGTCTTCTTGTTGATTGCTTCTGTCTTAGGCATCGTGTTGCCGTCATAGGCTTTTTCCAAAACCTCTGATGCTTTATATGCCTGTTGTACTGCAGCAGTGGACGTACCTTGTGGCTGAATGCCATCCTTACGAGCCTGTCTGTAGAACTCTAGTTCTTTGTCCCACTTCTTCTGAGTGGTGCCTGATGCAATGATGTTGCCAGCTGCATCACCTGGGCTGAGCTGCAATGTTTTTATCTTGCAGCCGAAACATTCAGGACCACAATCAAGGTGGTCATTAAAGATATCATCAGCGCTAGTGAAAGGAACCGGCGAGAGTTCATCACATAAGACGCAGCCGTACAAACTTGCTTTGAAGTCGTGGTTCTCATCGAACCCCCATTCAAGTACCTTGGAGATGTGACTATGGTTGGAGAGTAATGTAGCTTCCGTATCCTGCTGCAATTAGTTCTGTCCTTTGTTCATCATTAAGTATGTGGTTGTATCCGCCCTTGAAAATAAAGCCAGGGTCTGCTGCTAAGTATTCATCCTCTGTGGTGTAGCGGGTTTCAAACCAAGCTCCACCTTTGCGGTAGACTGTGATGCCACGGTTCAAGCGATAGCGAATGAACAGACGTCCTCCACCAGCTGGACCTTCAGAGGTTGTTGGTGTAGTGAATACGTATGGCATGGGTCTCCTTCAGTGAACTCACCACAGGGCTGGATTGCTCCAGCCCCACAGTCAGTCAACTATTAGTAGTCGATTGATGAAGTTGATTCAACGCGGTAAAGCGCTTCGTCACGGTAGATGTTCCAACCTGCAACGCCGTACCAACCCAATGGGCGGTGACGCATGAGCTTGTCAACAACTGGTCCGATAACGACGTGGAACTCTTCAGCCACTGCTTCTGCAAGTGCCTGTTGTCCAGCGAAGTATGTGTTGAATACACGAGTCTCTGGTGTGATTGTTACTGTCGCACCTGATGTTACGCCAGCAGAAAGAACTGGTGTATCAATTGTTACAACCAATGCATTGATTGCTGTAACCTGTACGCCTGATGTTGCAAGACCTGTAGCTGAAAGACGGTCACCAACCTGGATACCTGAAACAGATGTAAGAGCAAGAGTTGTAGCTCCTGATGCAGCTGCTGCAGTTGTGGTTGTTGAGGATGTTGTTTGGTCAGCACCCTTCTTATCGTTGAACATACGTGGAGATTCAACATAGAATGCACCTTCGTATGTACCGATTTCGCCAGCCCAGATTTCATCATTAGCTTGGTACTCGTGTGGCTGACGCCATGACCCAACGCCTGTTTCCGCACGAAGGTCGTGAGCAACCTCTGGGTGGATGTATCCAGCGTAGAGGTTACCCTTACGTGGGATAGCCTTGTTGGTACGTAGCTTAGCTACTACCTTACGAGCAAGGGCTGAGTTGAATGTATCAGATGATGTGATAGTTGCAGAAGACGTACGAGCGCCTGCGCGAAGTACGTTAGCACCTGTAGCAAGAACTGTCTGTGCAACAGTATCGATAGAGTCTGCCATGTTGAACGCGATGATGTTAGCAACGGCTGGGTCTACGTCAGCGAGTGAGTAGAGTTCCAATGCACGTGTAACAAGTACAGCGTTACCATACTCGGCAAGAGTAATGGTTGTGTATGTTGGTGTCGCTAGAGCTACTGCATCTGGGTCAACAGTTTCTGTAAGTGTAGCTGTCTGTTGAGTCAAGTCAACGTAGCGCTGCAATACAACTGAGGAACCTGGCATAGCCTGACGAGCAGGGGTCTTGTCCGCAAGGTTGCGAACGAGCGGTGTAGCACGGAGTTGGAATTCAATCAGACGGTCATAAGCCTTTTGGACTAGACCAGCTGCACCAACTGTACCTCCGAGTGATGTAGACCCGGTATTGGTATATGCGTTTGCCATGTTTTGCACCTCCTTATGAGGATGTTAGATTCGGTTGATTAAAAGTTTCCGGATTGAATCATTCTGATGATGTCGTCTGCACTAGTAGCATCGTTCAACATCTG